GCCCCGCGTCCCGGCTTCGACGCCGGGTTCCTGTATCTGCCGTTGGCGTGGAATGCGCGCCAGGTGTTGGTGGGCAGCGTGGCCGGAGAAGAGGTCGAAGTTCCCTTGCAAACAGTAACATTCAAAGGAGACGTCGAATGAAAACCTATATCTATTCCGGGCCTCCCTCCGGCGTGACCATCGAAGGCCGCGAGGTGATGCTCTGGCCCGGCCGTCCTGTGGAGCTGCCGGAAAAGTCCGGCTACGTGTCGGCGCTCGTGGCCCAGGGACGGCTGACGCCCGCACCGGCCGCTGCGCCTCAGAAAAAGCGGAGCAAAGGAGAGTAAATCATGGCAGCCAACTACTTGCATGGTGTTGAAACCATCGAAATCGACAAGGGGCCTCGCACGGTCCGCACGGTCAAGTCGGCCGTTGTCGGGCTGATCGGAACGGCTCCGGCCGGGCCTGTGAACGCGCCCACCATTGTCCTGTCCGACCGCGACGCCGCGCAGTTCGGAGCGGCGCATCCTGACTACACCATCCCGCAGGCCCTTGACGCGATCTTTGACCAGGGCGCGGGTACGGTCATCGTCATCAACGTGCTGGACCCCTCGGTCCACAAGGCCGAAGTGACCGACGAGGCGCTTGTGCTGTCCGGGGATGTGGGAACCGCCGCGCACCCGGCATGGAATGGTGCGCCGACGGTCAAGTCGTCGGACGGCTCGACCACCCACGTGGCCGGGACGGACTACACCTACGACGCTGACGCGGGGACCATCACCCGTATCGACGGGGCCGGTATAGCCTCCGGGGCGAGCCTGCTCGTGAGCTACGAGCACAAAGACCCCACCGCCGTTTTGCCTTCCGACCTGATCGGAACCGTAACCGTGGACGGCGCTCGCACCGGCATGAAGGCCCTGGACGACACCTACAACCTGTTCGGCTTCTTCGCCAAGATTCTGATCGCCCCGGTGTACTGCACCCAGAACAGCGTGGCCGTGGAAATGATCAGCATGGCGCACAAGCTGCGCGCGGTCACGCTGATCGACGCCCCTGTCGGGCTGACCCCGCAGCAGGCGATCACCGGACGCGGCCCCATGGGCGAGATCAACTTCAACACCTCCAGCGAGCGGGCCGTGCTCTGCTATCCCCATCTGAAGGTGTACGACACCACCGCTGACTCGGAGCGTCTGGAGCCCATGAGCCAGCGTCTTGCTGGCGTGATCTGCCGCAAGGACGTCGAGAACGGATACTGGTGGAGCCCCTCCAATACGGAGTTTATGGGCATCACCGGGGCCGAGCGCAGCATTTCCGCGCGCATCAACGATCCGCAGACGGAAGCCAATCTGCTGAACGAAAACGGCATCGTGACCGTGTTCAACAGCTTCGGAACCGGCCTTCGCGCCTGGGGCAACCGTTCCGCCGCGTGGCCGTCCGTCTCGCACCCGAAGAACTTCATCAACGTGCGCCGCACTGCGGACATTCTCCACGAGTCTGTCGAGTACGCCATGCTGCAGTTCATCGACTTCCCCATCAACAACGCCCTGATCGACGACATTCGCGGAACCGTGAACTCGTTCATCCGGACGCTGATTGGTCGCGGCGCACTGGTTGACGGCTCCTGCACCTATGATCCGGCCAAGAACCCGCCGACCGAAACGGGCAACGGGCATCTGACCTTCGACATCACGTTCATGCCGCCGACTCCCGCAGAGCGGATCACCTTCGAGAGCGTGATCGACATCAACCTGCTCAAGACTCTCGGGCAGTAACAGGAGGCGTATATGAGCAAGATTGCCATCAACCGCATCACCAACGCGAACGTCTACATTGACGGCGCAAGCCTGCTTGGCCGGGCCGAAGAGGTGGAGCTGCCGCAGATCAAGGCCAAGATGTCCGAGCACAAGGCTCTGGGCATGGTGGGCAGCATTGAAGCGTTCGCCGGTTTCGAGAAGCTGGAGGGCAAGGTCAAGTGGGCCTCCCTGTATCCGGACGTGCTCAAGAAAGCCGCCAACCCCTTCAAGACAGTGCAGCTGCAGCTCAGAGGCAGCCTGTACACCCAGACGGCGCAGGGCCGCACCGACGAGGTTCCGGTCGTCGCGCTGCTGACCGTGGCCTTCAAGACCTTCCCCGGCGGCAACTGGAAGCAGCACGAGAACGTCGAAATGGAGACGGAGTTCGTCGCCTACTACATGAAGATCACCGCCGGAGGCGAGGATATCGTCGAGGTCGACGTGCTGGAAAACATCTACAAGGCCGGGGGCGAAGACCTTCTGGCTGAATACAACGAGAACATCGGAGGCTAGTCTTGTCCAAATTAAATGAGATTCCCCTGGCGGAACATCTGACCCTGCCCGACGGCACTGTCGTGAAGAAAATCGTCCTGCGCTCCCCCAAGGTGCGCGACCTCAAGCTGGCCCAGCGCGGCGGCGGAACCGAAGCGGATCAGGAGATCAGGCTGATGGCCTCCCTGTGCGAGCCTCCCATGACGCCGGAGGATATGGAGGAGATGGGGCTTGCGGACTTCCGCAAGCTCCAGGCCGCGTTTCAGAGATATCTGGATTCCCCTTCCTGATCTGTGGCAGGCAGCCGCCGCACTGGCGCGGTGGTATCGTTTCCAACCCTCCGAAATAGACGCGCTAACCATTGAAGAGCTGCAGCTCTGGCTGGCCGAGGCTGCCCGCCAGGCTAAAGCGCAAGCCGAGAAATAACCGGACATCACATGGCATCATCCCTTACTCTTGGTCTCTTGGTCTCAGCGACCACCAGCGCCGCCCAGGGCGCGCTGCAATCCTTGGGGCAGTCCGTCCACCGGCTTTCCGGCCAGGTGGAGGACGCCTCCAGGGAGCATGCGCGCCTGGGCGATGAGGTGACCCGGCTCCGCGCGTCTGGCCGGGTGCCTGAAGACCTGGCCAAGAGATACGACCGGCTGGGCAAAAGCATTGAATCCGCGAAGCTCAATCTGGAAGGGTTGACCCGCGCCCAGGAAAAGGCCGCGTCGCACCGTGCGGCCATGGGCGAGATGTGGGGGCAGGCCGTAGGCGTTGTCGCCCTGGGTGCCACCCTCGCGGCCCCGGCCCGTTCCGCCATGGCCTTTGAATCCGCCATGGCCGACGTGCGAAAGGTCGTCAACGGATCGGAGGCGGAGCTGAACGGGCTTGGAGACAGTATCAAGATGCTGTCCCGCCGAATCCCCCTTTCCGCTGTTGAGCTGGCCCAGCTCGCGGCGTCCGGCGGGCAGCTCGGCGTTGCCCTCAAGGACTTGCCGGGCTTCATAGAGACCACGGCCAAGATGGCTGTCGCCTTTGATATGTCCGCAGAAGCGGCTGGCGATTCCATGGCCAAGGTCGCGAACGTCTATCAGATTCCGATCGGCAGCATCGGCCACCTGGGCGACGTGATCAACCAGCTCTCCAACGAGTCTCCGGCAAAGGCGCGGGATATCGTGAGTGCGCTGTCCCGTGTCGGCGGTGTCGCGCGGCAGTTCGGCTTGAGCGCCGACGGTGCGGCCGCCCTGTCGAGCGCGCTGATCTCCCTGGGCAAGCCGCCGGAAGTGGCCGGGATGGCGATCAACGGCATGCTGACCAAGCTGGCCACCGCCGACAAGCAGGGTACGAAATTTCAGGAAGCGCTTGCCTCTATGGGCATGTCCGCTGGCGGGCTCAAGAAGGCTATCGCCACCGACGCCCAGGGCGCGCTGATTAGCTTTTTGAAAGCCTTGGAGAAGGTGCCGAACTCGGAGCGCACTGGCCTGCTGGTCGATATGTTCGGCCTTGAATACGCCGACGACGTCGCCGTGCTGGCCGGGTCGGTCGGCACATACACGGACGCGCTCGGCGTTCTGTCCCGCGTTGAGGGCTCCATGGAGAATGAGTTCGCAGCCAGGGCCGGGACAACCGAAAACGAGCTGCAGCTCCTGAAAAACGCCGTTTCCGAGCTGAGCACCAACCTCGGCACCGCTCTTTTGCCCGCGCTGAAAGGGACTTTCTCCACGCTTCGGCCGCTCATTGTTGCGATGGCCGAGTGGGCGACCGCAAATCCGGAGCTTGTCTCCGCCATCGGCAAGGCCGCCGCCGTGCTCCTGACGTTCAAGGCGGCAAGCCTTGCGGCCAGGGCTGGCTACCACCTTCTCGGCGGCAGTCTCTGGTCCAGCATAGCCCGCTGGAGGTCTATCAGAGCGTCCGTCCAGGGTGCGATGATGGCCATGCAGGCCGGGAACGTCGGCAAGTTCGCAGCAGTGACCGGCAGGCTGTCCGCAGCTTCTGGCTGGCTGGCTTCTCACATGGGAAGCATTGCGAGTCTCGGCGGTCCGCTCAAGGTTCCCCAGATTCGCCTGGCCGCCATCGCAGCCTCGGCAAAAGCCTCCGGCGCTGCCCTGTCCGGCTCATTCTCCGCAGGTCTCCAGTCGGCCCGGCAGGGCGCGCTGCGTTTCGGATCGTCTCTCCGTCCGCTTCCCGCGATCGCCGGGAGGGGGCTCGTTTCCGGGCTCAAGTCTTCCGCCCAGGCCGCGCTGTGGTGGGGGCGCGCCACGCTGCGCAGCCCCGTTGTTGCCGGGAGGGCTCTCTTTTCTTCGTTCCGCATGATCGGGCAGGCTGTTCTCTGGCTTGGCCGCGCCATGCTGCTCAGCCCCATAGGCTGGATCGGCATCGCCATCGCCGGGGCCGCGCTCCTGATCTGGAAGTTCTGGAAACCCATCAAGGGGTTCTTTGTCGGCATGTTCCAGGGCTTGTCCTCGGCGCTCAAGCCGGTCGGCGACGCCATGCGCACGGCCTTTGCTCCGGTCGCATGGATCGTGAAGCCGGTTGCGGACGCGCTCGGCCAGGTCTGGTCTTGGGTGAAGGCTCTGCTGCAGCCGGTCGAGGATACCGGCGGGGCCGCGCAGTCGCTGGGTCAAAAATTCGGATCGGCCATCGGCGCCATTATCCGGCTCGTTATCGGGCTTCCCCTTCGTCTGGCCATGCTGCCCCTGGAGTTTATCAAGCTCGGCGCGCAGATTATCGGCGGCCTGCTCGGCGGCCTCAAGCAGGGATGGGAGAGTCTGAAATCAGGTCTTTCCGAGCTTGCCGGAAACATTGTCGGTTCGTTCAAGAGCCTGCTTGGCATCCGGTCCCCCTCGCGTGTGTTCGCTGGTCTGGGCGGTATGCTCGGGGCCGGTCTTGCCGTGGGCATGAAGGGGAGCGCCGGAGAGGTGGCCCGCGCCGCTGGCGAGATGTCGAAGGCTGCTACGCCGAACCTTCCCACGGTTCCGCTCCAGGCTCTTGCCGGTCGGAACGCCGGGGATGGCGCTGCTGCCGCCGGAGCTGGCCGAGGAGGCATGAACGTCACCTTCGCGCCTGTCATTCATGTTGGACAAGGCGGTGGAGGTGTGCGCGAGCAGGTGAAGGAGGCCATGAGCCTCAGCTTCGCCGAGTTTGAGCGCCTGATGTCCCGATACGAGCGGGATCACGCAAGGAGGTCTCCCGCATGAGTCTGTACGCCACCCTCGGGGAAACGGAACTGGAAGTCGTATCGTGGATGGACGGGCTTGATATCCGCTATGGGTCCAGCTTTTCCGAGCATGCGCTTATCGGCAGAAAGCCAGCCATGCAGCATACCGGGTGGAGCCCGGACGAGTTGTCTTTCAGCGTCACCCTGCACTCGTCATGGTGCAACCCTGCGGATGAGGTTCGGGGCCTGAAGGACCACATGGACGCCGCGACGCCTTTGGACTTCGTTCTCGGCAACGGCGAATATCGCGGTGTCTTTGTCATCGTCGACCTGTCCGTGACCTACCGCCAGACGAACGGGGCCGGGACAGTGATCTCGTTGGAGGCATCTCTGCGCCTTCGGGAGTACGTCGGCGATCCGGCCAAGCCAAATCCCCCCGGAGTCTTTTCTCGTGGCATGTACGTTCCGCCGGTCACCGCGAGCACAGATGTCCTGTCCACGGTGTCGGGACAGGATACGGCTCCCGCTCCGGAGGCGGCAAAGGCTGTCAGCCAGGCGGTTTCCTCGGCCTCCGAGGTCGTCCAGGCCGCAGAGCGCACTGCGAGCGTGGCCGCCACGCTTCTTTCCGAGGGAGAGTCGGCGCTGCAAGCCGCAAGAGAGCTTTCTGATGACCTCCGGGCCATTGCGTCCAGACTGCCCATCGCGGCCTTTTCCGCGATATCCTCTCTTCCCGGAGCCTCTGACGTGATGGCGGCCTACAACTCCGCCAAAAGCGAGCTGGGCTTTGCTTCGGACGCCATACGCACCGTCGAAGGGGCTGTGAGTGCAGCGCGATCCGCGCGCAGGGCCGCCGAGGCGCTTATGGATGTGCGACCGGCCCTGTCCGGCATCGCGGCAAAGGTCGCCATAAGGGGCGTACAGTTATGATTTTTCTGCAACACATCACGACAGACGGGGAGCGCTGGGACATGATCTCCTGGCGGTATTACCGCGACGTGGCGCACATCGGCATGCTCATCGAGCAGAATCCGCATGCGCCGGTGTCGGACGCCTTGCCGTCCGGCATCAAGCTGCGCATCCCCGTCATTGAGTCCTCGGCCGACACGGAAGGGTTGCCCCCATGGAAAAGATGACCGTTCTCCAGCCGTCTTTCCGCATCGTCTATTCCGGCCGCGACGTGACTGCGGACCTTTCCGCCTATGTGATCGAGGTGCGCTACACCGACCGGCTGACAGGGCAGTCCGACGAGCTGGACGTCACCATCGGCGACGATGATGGGCGCTGGCTTGGCGCGTGGTATCCCGACAAGGGTGCCGAGATGAGCCTTGAATACGGCTATGCACACCAGCGCCTGGTTTCCGCCGGAGGTTTCGATGTCGACGAGGTCGAGATATCTGGCCCGCCATCCGTGGTCCGGATCAGGGCCTTGTCCACCGGCATCACCAGGCAGGTCCGGACCCGCAGGGGCAAGGCGTATGAGAATACGACCTTGAAGGCTATTGTCGCACAGGCGGCCAAGCGCATCGGGGCCAAGGTTAGCGGAGAGATTGACGAGATCGCCATCGACCGGGTCACTCAGTACCAGGAAACGGATTGGGCTTTTGTGGTGCGGCTTTGCCGGGAGTATGGCTATACGGCCAAGCTCTGCGACAACAACCGCACTCTTGTGGTCGCTCGCGCTGGCAGTCTCGCAGAGCAGTCGCCGGTCAGAACCCTATATCCTTCCGATCTCACCTCCTGGCGCTATGCCGACAAGGTGACCGATGTGCCGTCGAAGACGTCCGTCCGCTACCACAACCCGGACACGAAGGAGGTTGTCGAACAGCAGGCGCAGGCCGGAGACGTTGCGTCCCAGGATACGGTAACGGCCCAGGATGAGAACAAGCAGCACGTCCGGGCGCGCAGCGCGGCACAGGCAAAAGCTATTGCCGAGGCCGAGCAGCAGCGCAGGGAACAGGACAAGGTGGCCCTCAATGGGACGCTGCCGGGCGATCCTAAGATCGTGGCCGGTGCCATCATTGATATCCACGGCCTTCGGCGGCTGAACGGGCTGTATCTCGTCACCCAGGCCACCCACTCCATAGGGCGCTCCG